GTTCCGACGCAATTAAAACTGACGACGCTGATGAGTTTGACGACTTTGTTATGGGTTTAAAGATGGGCTCATATAAGAAGACTAACGAACAGCAGTCAATGGACACTCTACTTGACATGTTAGAAGAAACTAACCTTGACGAAGCTCTATCTCCTAAAGAAAAAGAAAAACGTTTACAGATGATTAAGAAAGCTGTTGAAAAACTTAACAAAGCAAATATCGAAAGAGTTAAGAAAATGGCTATGAGAGATATGAAAGCTGCTGGTATGTTTGACGACGCTATAGAAGAAGCTGCTAATATCGGCGGTTATAGAGATAACTCTAGGGATGGCCAACAAGGTCCTGAAGATCAAAAAAAACAACGTGAGCGTGAAGCAGCCAGAGCTAAAAGAGATTCAACTGAAGGTCAAATCGAAATGTACAAAAAGCGTATAGATGATCTTGAAAAGTCTCAACGCGAAATTGAAAGTAAAGCTGCTGAAGCACGTGATAAAGATGATGACGATAGAGCAGAAAGGTTAGAAGATCAGTCTGATAGAATACAAAATAAAATCAACGGTTTTAGAGATGAGCTAGCTGACCTTAGAAAAGGTAAGTAAAACAATGAAGAGTTTCTCAGAATATAACGAAGAAGTATTTGGATTGTTTGAAGGTACTATAGTACCATTAGAGCAACCTATGCTTGAGTTTGACGAAGAAGCAGAACCAGAGTTAAATTCACCTAAGCGATCAGGCGGACCTACTAAATATGTAGTATATGTTCGTAATCCTAAAACAGGTAATATCTCAAAGATTAATTTTGGCGATAAAAAGGGTGGGCTTTCCTCTAAGATTAATGATAGAGGTGCTGCAAAATCTTTTGCTGCTCGTCATAACTGTGATACTAAAACAGATAAGATGAGTGCTGGATATTGGGCATGTCGTTTACCTAAATATGCTAAGAGTTTAGGTTTAAAAGGTGGAGGATCCTACTTTTGGTAAAGAATATATTAGTATTAGCATCTGTACTTATACTAGGTGCATGCTCAACCATTGGTAAATACTTACCAAGTGATTTTGATAACGTTGAATATGGTAAACTCGTAGAGCTTAATGTAGTATCTGCAATGGGTGAAGACGGACTATGGTGTATGAAACCAGTCCTAAGCCAAATGAACTACAGATCTTTCTATTTGCACACTTATAGTAAAAACAGATTAAACGAAAATATCACAGAGATATATAAAGGGTTGCATGGATTAACTACTGAATTAGTAGAACGCGAAAATCCAAGCGATGCATATTGTAGAATTAAAAGAACAAACATACATAATATAACAAGCTCCGCGCTTGAAGTATTTGGAGATAGAAAATGAGTAGTATTGACGATATAGAAGTAAGAGCTCAAGAGTATAAGAGCCTTTTAGATGATGGTGATTTAACGCAATCAGAATTTGATGAGTTAATTGAAGATCTTCTCGATGAGACTTTAATCGAAGACGACATCAATTTTGAAAACAATAAAATACGATTAGAAAAAGCAATTGACGCAGTGAAAATTATTGCTGGTCTAATCAGTTAGGAGAACTTATGGCAACCGAAGCAGAATGGGTAGCTAATGTAGGCAACACATTGCCTGGACTTAAAGCAGATTTTTTTGATGGTACTAAAACCAAAGAACAATACGATGCGGATTTAGCCGTTTTAATTGCTGCAGGAAATGATGTGCCCGATAGCCCTTTAAAGATGAAAACTGCTGCAGATTTGCAGGTCGCTAAACACTTAGTATAAATGAATCCTTATATTGATGATGGCAATATTCGTTGTTTTAATGTAGCAAAAGATTCAAAAGAATTTGTTTGGCACAGAGATAAAGAAGACCGCGAAGTAGAAATACTCGAGGGAGATGGTTGGCAGTTCCAACCAGATAATGCTTTACCATTTTTAATGAAGCCTGGATTAAAGTTTGAAATTAAGGCTGGAGAATATCATAGGATCATTAAAGGTATTAATGATTTAAAAATTAGGATTTATAGGAAAATAGGATAATGTTTAAGGATAAAATCAACGAAGGAATAGAGCATCATATTAGAGCTGCCTTAAAAGAAGGCAATTCTACTATTGAAGTTAACTATAACGCCGATAATAATAAAGTTGACTCACTTGAAAAGAAATATAGTGTTACTGTAAGTAAAAGTGGCCGCGATAAAATAAGAGTTACTGGCGATAGTGCAAAAGTATGGAATTTAGCTAAAGACTTTCATAAAGGTTCAAAGCCTGCAGCAGAAGCACATCCTAATCTAGCAAAGAAATTATACGGAACAGATAATCCTGATTACACTAAAGGCAGAGATGACCAAGCTGTCGCTAAGAAAAAAGTATCTGATATGCAAAAAACAGGTAAAGATAAGTTTAAAGGGCCTGACGGCAAAGAATATAAAGTTACAAATCTTCAAGTAAGATCTACATCAGCAGTAAAGGATTATTATAAAGGCAACAAAGAGTGGTCAGATATTGTTGACAAATATAAAGATGAGATTAAAGCCTACGACGCAACCGATGGTAGCTACGCAATATCTCCTGAAGCTGAAGAAGATATCTGGGATTGGATAGAAGATAATGGAAATTTAATTGACGGCGAGTATCCAAGCGGTGAGATGGACCAAGATGGATTTGATGCCTTTTATGACGCACACTTTGGTTCTAGCGACCCAACTGCGCAAGCATCTGATAAGCTTGATGGCAAAGATAAAGATGACGATAAAAAAGACAAAGACGGTGGCTTCGATTATGATGAGTATCGTCGAACTAGGCGAAGATAACAACTTCAATTATTAATAAATAGAATATAACAACAAATTAAAGGAGACAATTTCAATGTCATTCAAGGATAAAATCGATAATATAATGGAGACGGCTGTCCGAAGTGCATTGGAAGAAGCTACTCTTAAAATATCACATTTCACTGGTAAAATCGCCGATAAAAAGGGATTTACTATGACTAAAGTTGGAGATAGTAATCCAGGTGCAGTAGTAGTATTAAAGGGCGACGAAAAAGCCATTATTGGATATGCTAGAAAATACTTAGGCGCTGAAGAAGGCGAGTCACTTTCTCAAATCCAGAGCGATCAAAGCGGCGGTAATGATGTAAAAGAAGATACTGCTGATAGCGACGCTGAAGTAGATTCTGATATTCAAGGTAAAATTTGCCAATGCTGTGATAATAAAATTGGAGAAGACGGTTGTGGTTGTAACGAAGATTGCAAACACTGTGGTGGAATGGGTAAGCCAATTGAAGACGAATCCGAACATCAAACTGAAGCTAAAAAATTAGACCCAGTTGGTAAAGCAGATGCTGATATCGATAATGACGGTGACGTTGACTCTTCAGATGAGTATTTAAAGAATCGCCGCAAGAAGATCGGTTCAAAGATCGACGCAACTAAATTAAAAGAAATGGCAAAAGCCGCAGCTGCTAAGTAATTGTACTAGCAGTCATAAAGATTTAATATATAATTTAATGATGACTAAAATATGGAGGATATCATGAGAAAATTAATTGAATGGTTAAAGGGGTTGTTTGGAATAACCAAAGAATTGACACCTGTTAACCCAGTAACTGAACCTAAAAAGGCAGCAGTTCAAAAAGGACCTGCAGTAAAGTATAAAAAAGATGCTCAATGGACTTCTTTTACTAAGGCTCAACTTAATAAGTTAACCAAAGCTAAAATCGAAGAAGTAGGTCGTAGACTTGGAGTTGAAGTTGATATGAGAAAAAGAAAGGCTGATTTGGTCGATCAAGTATTTAAAGCTTCAAAAGAAGCATTGAAATAATTTTTGTTATAACTTAACGTTAAGAAACAAATTAAACAAGGAGAATAACAATGGCACAATGGGGAAAAACAGATACCGCTGCTGACGCACCTGCGTATCTAGAAACTGACGCCAATAACACAAACAAATCGCATGATAAAGATAATGCAGTATTTGTTGATTTAACAGAAGCAGGTGTTGCTGCTAACAGAGCTAAGGGTCTAAAGACTCCAGGCTGGAATTTGTATAACACTTATACTACTGCCGATGGCCGTACTAGAAATATTGTTGAACCATTAGTAACTATGAAAGTTACAGCAGTTGCTGCTGGTGACTTGGGTGTTACTGGTGATACCGCTGTTGAAGATGCTATCGTAGCTGACGCTTAAGACAATTAGGCAAGTTTTTACATTATGGTTATGAAGTTAACAGAATCAACCTTTCTGCTCTATGCGATGAAACACTATGACAATCCGCAATGTACGGAGATGTCAGAGTTTGAAGAGGATATGAAGAGATTCCAATATCTCAGAAAACTCTTCTCGCGCTATAGGCAAGATAATGACTTAAAGGAAAGGTTGATTTTGAATCATTTAATTGTGATATTTAATGTGTTTGGAGTAGACGCAACTAACATGTTGTTTTTTAAACTGCATGAGTTTCATAGCTATCTCAAACCGTTTGTGCTATATTTAAACTATATGCCACAAGTATTACAGTACGATGAGTTAATAATTAACTCAGAAAGTATCACTAGTGATATTTTTATTGAAAACAAACTCAGGGAAATATAAGAGATGGTAGTCGATTTATTTTTAGTTTTTAACTTCATTAAGAGGCTTGTTACGCCGTTTAATAAGTGGGAAGCATATAAAGAAGGTGTTATCGATATTAAAGGTAATATACTTCTCCGCCGTAAAGATTTTACTACGAAAGCTCAAAGTAATTCTTTCGGTGTGTTCGATCAACTTATTTTAAATCTTAAGAAGCTTTTAGCAAAACTACCTGGTGGTCAAACTAAACTTGCATCTTATGCAGCTGCTCTTTGGTTAATTAAAGAACAAAAGTCAGTTGAAGAAAATCAGATGCTTTCAGAAGGTAATGATGAGTATTTAGCAGAACAATTTTTAGAATCAGCTGAAGCACGTTTTATGCTTGAATACGCTGATATAGAAGAAGCTGCTAAGAAAGAAGAAGAAAATACTGTAGGTGGTGGAGCGATCGCTGGTTTAGGTGTTGGTGCGCAAGGAGAACCTGGTGTATCTAAAAAGGCACAGCAGAAACATAAAACCCGAGTCGTTAAAAGAAAGAAACTTGCAGATTTTGCAAAGGAATAACATGAAACAAGAAAACAAAGAAAACGTATTTGAACAGTTAAAAATTGACGAAGGAGTCGTGTATGCTATATACAAAGACCACCTCGGCTATCCCACCTTTGGAGTCGGTCATCTTGTCCTCGACAGTGACCCGGAATTCGGAGAACCAGTTGATACAGAGGTTAGTGAAGAAAGAGTTAGGGAATGTTTCGATAGAGATCTTGGCGTTGCCATATCAGAGTGTCACGCTTTATACGGAGAAGGGGCATTCGGAGACTTTCCAGGGGAAGTCCAGGAAATCTTGGTTAATATGATGTTCAATATGGGTCGTACAAGACTAAGTAAATTTAAAAACTTTACTGCTGCTTTAGAAGACCATGATTGGAAAAGAGCTGCTGTTGAAGGCCGTGATTCAAGGTGGCACAAACAAGTAACCAATAGGGCAGAGCGTCTTATGGTTAAGATGGAATCAGTTTAATATAAATAAGTTAAAGATTTACTTTTAAATAAAGGAGAATAGAATAATGTCTATTGAGAAAATTATTGCAGAGGCTATTGAAAACAACCCTCTCAAACTAAAAGAAGCGTTTGAAGAAGAAATGAATGCTAGAGTTCGTGCTGCTCTTGAAGAGAAGTACAAAGAAATGACAACAGTTTCAGAAGAAGCTGAAGCAATTGTTGAAGGCGAAGAGTCTGATGAAGACGAAGGCGACGACGAAGAAGTTGCTAAAGAAATGAAAAAAATGCACAAAGACGGCGCTGAAAAAGCCGACGTTTTAAAGGCAGTTAAAGAAAAATATGGTTGTTCAGGCGATAAAGCAGAAGGTCTATACGCTTCAAACTGCACTGGTTAAGACACTCTTAACTGTGTGGGAATGGATCAAATCTTGGTTCATAGGAAAACGGTATACAATTATCGTTTCCTATGATTCCAAATTTGGCAATTTAGACGATAAAACTTTTACAGGTGTTCGTAAGATTAAAAAGAGCAACTGGAAAGAATTGAGCTTTATTACTTCAGCAGATAAGCTAGTTACTGTTCGTTCAGTTAGTGGTTTATTGTATCGTATTGAGGAAGAGTAATGACACAAGTATGGTTAACATTAATATTGGTTCTTGGCGGAGGTTGTTACTACCTATTCGATCAGAATCAAACTTTAATAGGTAACAATGTCAAACTCGAATTTGCTATTGAAGAACAAAAAGCTGCGATCGTAGCTATTCAAGAGTCCTATGAAAAACAAGGTAAAGCCCTTGGTAATATGGCTCGAGCAAACCAAGCAATCGAAGCAGAAAAAGATTCATATCTTGAAATCTTTAAAAAGCACAATCTCGACTTACTAGCTATTAAAAAACCTGGTTTGATTGAGCTTCGTATTAACAATGGTACGAAGAAAGTATTTGAGGAGATAGAGAATGATAGCAAGAACATTAGTGTCACTGCTACTGCTAACGACGATAGTTAGTGGATGTAGTTTATTACCTCAACGACCAATAGAGATTGTTAGTAAACCTGTACCTCTGAACATTATACAACCTGAATTACCGCGGCCGATTAATTTGACCGAGATTCAGATGAGTGTTGTATCAGAAGCTGTTATAACTAATCCTTGTAAAAAATCAATATCATTTGAACCGCAAAAGTTTGATGATAAAGGTATAGAACAGTTAAAAAGACCTAAAGCATGTGACTTATCTGAAAGAGATAATCCGTCATGGCCAGTAGGTTATACATATCTTGATAGATTTCTTGATGAAAACAAAATCGCAGGCGGAGGTTCTATAGTATTTGTAGCAACCACTGTAAAGAATTACGAAGTTCAAGCTGCAAATTTCCAAGAGCTGCGTAGATACATCAGAGAATTAGGTGAGGTTATCGTTTACTACAAAGAGGTAACCACTAATACTAAAAAAGATAATTCAACAGGCGGACAACCAGATAACAACTAGCCCATCTTGGTCCGCTCTCAGTCAAAAACAATCAATATAATATCTAAACTTAATACATTTAAGAATAAATACTATTGACAAATCATGGTTAATGTGATATAATAAACAATCAATTTGGAGATGTCTGTGTCAGACGAGTTAAATCCATTAAAGACCGATATTGCTTTAATCAAAAACGATTTAAAAAATATTGAACGTTTCTTCGATAAAGTTGACGAAGCCATGGATCAAATGGTTTCAATCAGTCAAGATATCGCAGTACAGCAAAACGTGCTAGAGTCATTTGAGCGTAAGCTTGACAGCGTTGAAAGCAAATTAGATACTCAAAGCAGAGTAGCTATAGAATCAAGATTTGCCTTTAAAGAAGAGCTTGACGATCACAAGTACAGATTCAAACAAGCTATGAATGAAGGGATGGGTGATGCACAAACTGCTCACCAAGAACATAATGAAAAGCTTAGAGAATGGATGGAAGGCAGCCGCGAGCGTACTTTAGTAGCAATTACAACTCTAACTAAAGAGTTTGACATGAAGATTGAAGAACAAGAGAAGCGTCTTCGTGGTTTAGAGAATCTCAAGTATTATATGCTTGGAGCAGTCGCTATCGCTACTGCCGCTGGTAACTATGTTATTGATATGATGACCGGAAAATAAAATTATTTAAAGGTTGACAAATGAGCCAAAATATGATATAATGGTCTCATAAATTGAATTGAGTAAAACTTATATGATTGATTACGTTGATATACAGTATGCACAGTCTCTCGCCGGTCGTATGGAGAGATTTAAAGTCACGCGAACCAACCCCTACAGAATAAACTTCCGTTGCCCATTATGTGGTGACAGCCAAAAGTCTCGCTCTAAAGCTAGAGGCTGGCTCCTTGAGAAAGATAATAGCTTTGTTTATTATTGTCACAACTGTAATGCTAGTCAATCTTTCTCATACTTTCTTAAACAAGTCGACCCAATGGCCTTTAAAGACTATGTGTCTGAGAAGTTTATGAGCAAACATAAGAAGCCAGAAGAAAAATCAATACTTGAACGTACTAAATTTGAAGCACCCAAGTTCGACAGTAAATCAGCAATAAAAAGTATAAAAAAAGTTAGCCAATTGGTCCATAACCATTATGCGAAAATATATATATTAGAGAGGCAAATACCTTCGGCGCAACACTATCGCATGTACTACACTCCAAAGTTTAAGACTTGGGTAAATAGTATAATACCAGATAAATTCGAAAGCGTCGAGCATGACGAGCCTCGTTTAGTAATTCCGTTCTTCGATAAAGATAAGAAGATGTTTGGTGTTTCAGCAAGAAGTTTTAAACCAGACTCAAAGCTGCGATACATTACTATCATGTTTGAGGATAAACCAAAAATATTTGGCCTCGATACAGTCAACTTCGCTAACCAGTATTATGTGGTTGAAGGTGCATTTGATAGTATGTTTTTAAAGAATGCGGTTGCAATGGCAGGTGCTGACGGAAATACTAATGCTCTTAATAATACAGAAAATGCTGTATTTGTATTCGATTCTGAACCTCGCAATAAAGAGATTCACAAACGAATGGAGAAAATAATAGATGCAGGTTATAAAATTGTGATATGGCCAGCAGATGTTCCAGGTAAAGATATAAATGAGATGGTACTCAACGGCTATAAAGATATAGAAGGTACCTTAAGAAATAATGTGTATAAGGGATTGGAAGCAAAAATGAAGTTAAACTACTGGAAAAAATCGTAATGACTCTTCGCAACATCACCCTCAATAATTCACTACAAAAAAAATTAAATAATTAGGAGAGTAGTATGCAATACTGCGGAATAGAAGTCGACAACAAAAGAAATAAAATATTATCAGAACAATCATTGAAGTTATTGCAAGACTACTATTGTAGAGAAGATGAAAAATCCCCGCAGCAAGCATTCGCCAGAGCTTCAGTAGCTTTTAGTAATGGTAATATGAAATTAGCACAAAGGATATACGATTATGTATCTCAAGGCTATTTTATGTTCTCATCTCCTGTTCTATCAAACGCAATATTAAAAGGTGAAGATGTTAAATCATTACCTATCTCATGCTTTCTAACATATGTTCCCGACACATTAGAAGGGTTGATCGATCATTCTGCAGAACTACGTTGGCTGTCAGTTAAAGGTGGTGGAGTTGGTGGTCATTGGTCAGACATCAGAGCTGTATCTAATAAGGCACCAGGGCCCATGCCATTTCTACATACAGTTGATGCTGATATGGTAGCTTATAGGCAAGGACGAACACGTAAAGGTTCTTATGCTGCTTATATGGATTGTGACCATCCTGATATTGTAGAGTTCGTTAATATGAGAATACCGACAGGTGACGTGAACAGAAAGAATCTGAATCTTCATCACGCTGTCAATATAACTGATAAATTTATGGAAGCAGTTAAAGCTGGTGACTCGTGGGATCTTCTAGATCCTAATAATAAAGTAGTTAGAGAAACAGTATCTGCACGTAAAATATGGGAACTAATACTCGAAACAAGATATCGTACTGGTGAGCCATACATGAACTTTATCGACACAGCTAATGCTGCTCTACCACAATCTCAAAAGGATTTAGGTTTAAGTATTAGAGGTTCAAATTTATGTAACGAAATACATTTAGTAACAAACGAAGAGCGAACAGCAGTCTGTTGTTTATCTTCAGTCAATGTAGAAAAGTATGACGAATGGAAAAATACTAATATGGTAAAAGACCTTATTGTATTCTTAGACAACGTCTTGCAATTCTTTATTGATAACGCAGGTGATGAGATCTCAAAAGCTCGTTACTCTGCACAACAAGAGAGATCATTAGGTCTCGGAGCTATGGGCTTCCACTCTTACCTACAAAAACATATGGTTGCATTTGATAGCCAAGAGGCTGCTGATTTAAATGAAGAAATCTTTTCTGAAATGAAAATCAAGTCAATAGAAGCATCTGAAAAAATGGGTAAACAAAGAGGTGAAGCACCTGATATGAAAGGTACTGGTAGGCGAAACGCGCATATGTTAGCGATCGCTCCAAACGCAAATAGTTCAATGATCGTAAATACATCTCCAAGTATTGAACCTTGGAAAGCAAATGCATTTACTTCTAGGACTAGGGTCGGAAGTCACCTAAATAAGAATCCATACCTCGAAAGAGAATTGGATAAAATTGGAAAGAATACAGACGATGTATGGTCAATGATTATTACTAATGGTGGCAGTGTTCAGCACCTTGAGTTTTTAGATGATCACACAAAAGAAGTATTTAAGACAGCTATTGAATTGGATCAACTGTCACTTATCAGATTAGCAGGACAAAGACAGAGACATCTATGTCAAGGTCAGTCTTTAAACATATTTTTCCCTGCGAACGCTAATAAACAAACATTGCACAAAGTACATTATGAAGCCTGGAAACAAGGAACGAAGGGTTTATATTATTTAAGAACAGAAACATCTAACAAAGCAGAAAACGTAACTACTAAAGTGGCAAAAGAAATGTTAGATGATATTATTAACCCCCAAACAGTACAATTTAGCTCGCCGAACCAAGAGGATCAACAAGATGATTGTCCAAGTTGCCAAGGATAAGAAAATGGATGTAACAATATACACAAAAACTAACTGTCCTTTTTGCGAAAAAGCCAAAGCCTGGTTTAAGCAAAGAGGAATACAATATACAAAAATCGTACTAGACGATGAAGAACAACGACTTTCGTTTTATCAAAAGATATCTAATGGCAAAGAAGTACGATCAGTACCACAAATTTTTATTGATGATAAGCACATTGGTACTTACAACGATTTAATGGCGATCGCTGATACACTTGTTAAGAAGCAAGGTGGTCTAATGGAATTCAGTGAGACATATAAGCCGTTTCATTATCCATGGGCTGTTGATATTACAACAAGACATGAAAAGATGCATTGGATCGAAGATGAGCTAGACTTATCAGAAGATGTGGCCGATTGGAAAATGGGTAAGATGACTCCCATAGAAAAAGAATATGTTACTAATATTCTTCGTTTGTTTACTCAATCAGATGTTGCTGTTGGTCAGAACTATTTTGATCAGTTTATTCCTAAGTTTAAGAATAATGAAATCAGAAATATGCTAGGGTCATTTGCGGCTCGTGAGGGTATCCATCAGAGAGCTTATGCTTTACTGAATGAAACCCTTGGACTACCTGATAGTGAGTACCACGCGTTTCTAGAGTATTCAGAAATGGCCGATAAGATTGACTACATGAGAAAAGCTGATACCAATACTTTACGAGGTCTTGGTTTATCATTAGCTAAATCAGTATTCAATGAAGGTGTTGCTTTATTTGCTTCTTTCGTTATGTTACTTAACTTTCAACGCTACGGTAAAATGAAAGGTATGGGTAAGGTAGTAGAGTGGTCTATTCGTGACGAGTCAATTCACGTTGAAGGTAACTCAAAACTATTTAAAGCATTTATTAAAGAGCACAGTCGTGTTGTTGATGATGGCTTCAAAAAAGAAATCTACGAAATGTCAAAGGATATTGTAGATCTCGAAGATAAGTTTATTGAGCTTGCTTACGCAATGGGTGCTATCGAAGGCCTAGCTAAAGAAGAAGTCAAACAATATATTCGTTATATTACAGACAGACGCTTACTACAGCTTGGTATGAAGCCAAACTTTAAAGTAAAAGAGAATCCACTTCCTTGGTTGGAATGGGTATTAAATGGTGCAGATCACACAAACTTCTTTGAAAATCGTGTAACCGAATATGAGGTTGCTGGTTTACAAGGAGATTGGGATAACGCCTACGCAAGTTAATTGAGTAACAAATAATGATTGATATAGTACCATTTCAAAATGTTTTAGATCAACTTAAGGACGATGGAAACTATCGTGTCTTTAACGATATAGTTAGAGAGCGCGGTAAGTTTCCTCGTGCTACATGGTATTCTAAATATAGTCCAAAAACAATAATTAGTTGGTGCTCCAACGATTATCTAGGTATGGGTCAAAATCAATATGTGATTGATGCGATGTCTACTGCTTTAGAAAAGACAGGAAGTGGTAGTGGAGGAACACGTAATATTGGTGGCACCTCTCACTATCATGTTACGTTAGAAAAAGTATTAGCTGATTTGCATTCTAAACCAGCTGGTCTTTTGTTTACTTCAGCTTATGTTGCAAACGAATGGAGCATGATCGCTCTATCACGTATTATTCCAAAAATATGTTTTGTTTCTGATAATAAGAATCACGCTTCATTGATTGTTGGGATAAACCACTCTCGCGCTCATAAACATATATTTGAACATAACAATATGGAATCGCTAGAAGAGTGTTTACAAGTTACTGTTGAAGCTGGTTATGTACCATGTATTGTATTTGAATCAGTATATAGTATGGATGGAGATGTCGCTCCTATTGAAGAGATTTGCGATTTAGCAGATCAGTATGGTGCAATCACATATATCGACGAAGTACATGCCGTAGGTTTATACGGAGACACAGGTGCAGGATACTGCGAAAAATTAGGATTACAAGAGAGGGTAGATATAATTAATGGAACTTTGGGAAAAGCGTTTGGTGGCCACGGAGGTTATATTGTTGGTGATAATGTTGTGCTTGATGCTATCAGAAGTGTAGCAAGTGGATTTATATTCACAACTTCTTTATCTCCTGTAATGTGTGCAGGCTCTATTGCCTCAATACGATACTTGCAAGACCATAATGAGATTAGAGAGAAACACCAACGTAACAGTTTAATTGTAAAAGAAATGATTATAGAAGCTGGACTCGAAGTACACGAAGAAGCTTGTACTCATATTATTCCAGTTATGGTTGGAGATTCTAAACGTTGTAAAGCAATGTCAGATTATCTCTTAAACACTCATGGAATCTATATACAACCAATTAACTATCCAACTGTTGATAGAGGAACAGAACGATTAAGAATTACGCCCACCCCCATACATACAACCACAATGATGTATGAGTTAGTTGAGGCACTCGTAGACACGTTTGAAAATATTTAAATTTGCCTAAATAATTATTATGAAATGGTTAACTTTATTCACATCACTTACACTGGCAACAACAGCTGCCTACTTTAGTATTGTCGGTTTAATGACAATCTTTAGTGGTGCTGCTTTGAGTATCGCCTTTATGGCAAGTGTACTTGAATTTGGTAAAATTGTTTCTGCTGCGTGGTTACACTACGAATGGGAACGTATTAATAATTTAGTACGTGCTTATTTTACTGGTGCAGTTATTGTTCTCATGCTTATAACAAGTATGGGTATTTTTGGATATCTTTCCAAAGCACATATTGATGCTGCAATAACCGGTGATAGTTTTAGCCTTGAAGCAAGTATTTTAGATAAGAGATTAGATGGTAAGCAATTACAACTAGATAATCTTACAGGACGATTAGAGAGTTTAGATTATGTCTTACAGACAAGTCAACCGAAAGATCGTAACTATGTTAATAAAGTACAGACAACAGAACGCAACGAAATTAATGCTAGTATTGATTTATTAGTAGACGATATCGTAGAATTGAACGAAAAGAAGATGCCAATATTAAGACAGCAATTAGACCAAGAAGCAGAACTTGGGCCTGTCAAATATATAGCGGACATGATATATGGTGACGATGCAGAATCTTATTATGATAATGCAGTTCGTTGGATTATATTAACAATCATATTCGTATTTGATCCTCTTGCTATTATGCTCTTAATTGTGAGTACAGCAGCATTTAAACGTGAACGAGAGAAACCCGCTAAACCTCTTATTGATGAGAATCAAGTAATGAATATGGAAATTGAAGAACAACGTAGTGATGGGACAGGCGGACTATTCTCTGCGGTAACGAGACGAAAAATATGAGTATCAAAATGATAGGTGACAATGTGTTAGTAGCAGCGGCGCCAAAAGAAACAGAGACAGCGGGTGGTATTATATTATCATCTGAAGTTAAAGCAACAGCATCAGAACCTGGTGTAGTAATTGCTAAAGGGCCAGAAGTAACTTGGCTCGAACAAGGCGATACGGTATATCTCCAATGGGATAAATCAATGCCAGTCAGAATTAAAGGACAAGACGCTGTCATAGTCCATTCCGATTATATCAGGGCAGTAATATCATGAACATGAAAAAATTAATGTGGGGTGGTTTAGGATTCCTTTCATTAGGTGTTGCATATGTAGGAGTTATCCTACCAGGTATTCCTTTTAGTATTCCTGCTGTATTCGCAGCTTATTGTTTTGCTAAAAGTTCAGATAAAATGCATGCATGGTTATATGGACATAAATTGTTTGGACCGTTTTTAACTAACTGGGAAACAAAGAAAGTATTTCCACAAAAGGCAAAGTACATGATGTTAGGCATGATGGCTTTCGCTTTATTGTGTATGATAGTATTTACAGGGAACTGGAAAGCAGTAGCTTATTCAGGTACATTTATGACCCTTGGTGCGCTATGGGGGTGGAGATATCCTTCTACACCAGAAGAATATGATCGCCGTAAAGCAGCTGGGGAAAAAATAGGATTGTTTAAGTAATGGACGAAGATTTTCCGACACACAACGATTATGATAATTGGCTCAAAATGAACGCGTTTATGGAACACATGCGTGCGGCTCATTGGGCTCATATAATGGAACTTGAGCTTGATCGCTTAGATGAAATAGATATGATAGTTGATTGTATGGAGGAGTTTCCGGAAGTAGAAGAATTATTAAAGGAGATTATCACATGAGTCTTAAAGTGAAGTTAAGAAAGTATCTATCCCCAGAGTCACACAAAGGTACTATAGTAAATTTATATGTCTAAGAAAACAACTGAAGAAAAGATTTTGCAGGTAGTTAACCTGTCACCCGATGAGTCATTCATCGAAAAACTAACAGATATACATCCAATGACCCAAATAGCATACGCAAGTGTGTTACAGGTTGTTGTGTTTGGATTAATGTTATTATCGTTTGCATCTATTAATTATGTAATAACAAATATTATAGGTTGACAAACGGTTAAAAGTGTGATATAATATAAATTAAATTATGTTCAGGAGAATATTATGAGTGATTTTGAAATTTCAAACAGAGGTACAACCGAAGAAATTAGATTATCCAGACAACTCGCAAATGAGGTGGATTGGGTAATTCAATCAGGTGGAGTACTTGCTGTCCAGATAGAAAACGCGTATAAGCCATTAAAAGCTTTTTACGAAAGACAACTTGCAAATGAAGGTTATGAGGAAAGTACTTTCCCTAAGCCTTTGCAGAACGATTTATTCAATAAGGAGATTTGGGAATAATGCCAAAAATCTATGAGAGTCCCGATAAAGGGAAAACGGTCTATGCAAGAGAAATGGGCTCACCTGTGAGTAGCCGGACTCTTGTAGAAGAATTAAAGAAACCTTATACTAATGGAGTTGTAGGAATGGACAATTCAGAAATAGAATTAGCTCGAAAAGTTTCTAAGACTTGGAGCATGGAGCAAGATTAATGACTGAATATGTTAAAGTGAGTTGTGTGTCTATGTTTAGACAAACCTATATGATTCCTGTTGATGAATTGCAGCAAGAGAATACTGAAATTGATATTCTTCAAGATCCAGCTAAACAAATAGAATGGGCTGAAGATAGTGTATCATCAGAATCAGTAGATGAGTTCTCTCAGAAGTGGTTGGGTGAAACTATTACAGAATCTTCTATATTAACAACAGATCAAGTATTAGATTTATTTGATAAAGATAATCCTAATCTTGTTAAAGAATGGGATAGAGAACGTAAGTTAAAATTCGTTCGTAATTGGAAGGTACCAGCTCATCCTACTGCAAAGTGATTAAAATTTATGGTGTTGCCTCTTGCGGTACTTGTGAAACTGCTAAGAAAAAATGTCAAGAGTTTGGTGTCGAATACGAATACTACGATATAGTATACCGACGATATTATTTAGAAGCTGTTGAAGCCAATGCTGATATGACTAAAATTCCACATATCATTGTAGATGGTGAATACATAGGTGATTATAAAAACCTATTAAGCTTTCTCAGAGGTGTAAGATATGGAATTAAAGGAATATAAGTGTTAGATAAATTCAATCACTGGAAAGATGTATGCAAGGTACATTGGAAAGAAATTGTTACACTATCGGTAGCATTACATTGGATAGTTGACTTGTTTATTTTAGGACCTATTGTATTCTTTTTAGGTGTCATGTTTGGTTTACATTTGGAGCATTAATATTAATGTTAGATAAATTTTTAGATAACTTACAAGCGTGGAGTATTACCGCTTTAGTATATGTTGGTATGGCTTTATGGTGCTTAATATTTCTTATTATAGGTTTTAGTTATTTGTAGTATAAATAACCGTTATAAACAATAATAGGGTTATTAACATGTATGAATATAGAACAAAATTAATTAAAGTCGTTGATGGTGATACAGTAGACGTAGATATCGATCTCGGCTTTGGAATCTGGTTAAGAGATGAACGAGTCCGTATTATGGGGATTGATACTCCAGAATCTAGAACTCGAAATAAGGTTGAAAAACTTTTTGGAAAGGCAGCTAGTAAAAGATTAAAAGAATTACTAGGACCAAAACCAGTATTGAGAACTCAGGTTGCTCGTGATGGTGAAGATATGAAAGGCAAGTTCGGTCGTATCCTTGGAGACTTTGATGTCTACTGTTCAACAACAGACTCATGGCGTCCAGTGACAGTTGTGTTGTCTGCGGAAGGTCATTGTGTACCTTACACAGGTGGATCTAAAGAAGATACTCTTGCTGCTCATTTAGTTAACAGAGAAAAGTTATTAGAGTCAGGTTATGTTGATAAGAAACAATATGATAAGCTAATGGCTACAGGTAAATATATTTAAATAATGGAGAATTGTTATGCCAATCAAATTCAAAGAAAATCAAGTAGTTAGAGATAAGGCTACAGGAAAGAAAACCACTCATAGATTTCATATGAACGCAACTGCGTTAAAGGAATTACTTGAAACATTTTCAAGACGTGGTACTTCTCCAAAACTTAGGCAAAAGATACGCAACGAATTGATTCGAAGAAACGTTGAAATTCCTGCGATCGCTGATTGAAAATAAGTCAATTATTTTTCATCTAGGGGTTGACAAGGGCCCCAAACTGTGATATAATATACTTATATTGAGGGAAACACCCCCGTCGGTAAGAGAAAGTAGAACTCGCGGTTCTACACACCGAGGAGATAGTTTGCACGAGATGACGACATTATCGATCGTTCAGAGGCAAGATTAAAGGTGGACAAACCCGTACGGTAGCTTAAGGAAGACCGATCTAGGAATAGATGTAATCACACGGGTACAGAACGAATCAATATAGACTGAGGCGAGCTCGGGTATGAAGAAACGCTTGATACCATAGTGGGAGAGAAACCCCGCAGTCGGAAAGGGATAGGCTATTAGGTTTGCGCCTTATAGCGACACAAGAACTTAGCGGTTCAGGATCTTTTATCTTTAGGAAATTCAGGAGGCTTAATTGCTACCCCTGCTTGGAATACTGATATTAACGAGTACGATGTAAGTCCGAGGCCAGCCAGTCGCTCTATTTTATATTATGAATAAACCCAATAAAAACTTTCTAATTAACTTTAGTCCACTATTGATAGTGGCTGTTGTTATGCTAACTATAATCATCTGCTCTTACTTAAATGATAGAGAAGAAGTAGTTGGATACACAGACCACGGAATTCCTATTAAAAAGAAAGAAATAAAATGAAAAAAACAGTTGACAAATACACTTTGTGTGTTATAATAATACCTATGATATACAATAATAAAAACAAACTGATTAATGGTAGAACCGTTGATCTTAAGCCAGGGCCTAGACACCCTAAAGATAAAAGACCGCAAAGGGACATGCCTTTTGATATAGCACTTAGAAAATTTAGAAAACAGATTGAAAAAGCTGGGATCGTAAAAGAACTAAGAGCTAGAGAATTTTATGAAAAGCCAACTGCAAAAAGAAAGCGCAAGAAGGCAGAAGCATGTAAGAGAGAAATGAAGAGAGTATCTTCAGAGTTCAGCCCTTATAATGCAAAAGGACAAAGACATTACAAATAAATGTTAAAAAAGGGTTGACAAACCCTTTCTAATGTGATATAATAGTTTTATAGGTTGGTGGGTAAAACCATGACGGCGAGATGGAATCACGGAGTTAATAGCTCTACCATTTAAGACCCACGACGGATATACTGCCTTCGGGAGCAACACCCTTACTACCGATACGTCTCCACGGAGAGTACCATACTGAGTAGGAACGGAACGCCAAAGAAGCGACCACCAACCACCTTTTTTATTATGGAGTTTTTATGGCGTTAGCACGAGGATTATCTACAATCCAAAGCAAACGATACGTATCTAAAATCAACAAAGCTCGTCTAAAAGAGCTTGAATTAGAGTGGCGTAAACACAACAAATTTATGAAGCAGAAAGGTATGCACGATCTGAGATACGATAATTTCTCAGACTACCTTGACTACTGCTTTGGTAAAATCAAACTTAAAACTACTTTCCAACCTTACGAGGCTAAAGAGACTTATCGTCGACAAGATAATAGCGATAAATATCCATCAGCTGCAATGACAAAACCAACTAAAGCTATTGATAATAGTTGGAAGGCAGAAGAAAGTAAAAACTTTACAGTAGCACCTGCATATAACAAAGGTGCTTATCAAGTAATTCCACGTACAGATGTACAGCATATAGGTAAATAATAAATGAAATGGCCAGAGAGACAACCGTGGCATGACGGTTTTAGAATGCAATTTGATTATGATGATTATATCATGTCAGTTGTACAATTTACAGGTTCGTATGGACATAGAGCAGGTTTATGGGAAGTAGCTTTTATGGATAGAGCAACTCAGGACTTTGTAGAACCACCACTTGACTTTATGAGTGAATATTCGTGGTCAGGCGACGTTGGTATCTATGGGCATCTCACTGATCCAGACGTTGATAGAATCCATGTTGCAATGAGTCAGTTGGGAACACTATGAGTAAGTGGCACGGTGGTAAAGGCTCAGGCCGTAGAACAAATCGAGATGATAAAGCATACTCAGATAATTGGGATAAGATCTTTGGTAAAAAAGACGATAAAGATCTAGGGCTTGAAGGTGACACACGCGATCCTATAGAGAAATACTCACACCCAGTTTACACAAGATATCCACATTTAAAAGATGAGAAAGATGAAGGTTGAGTACTTAATGAAAATATATGTTGACAAATCAATTTAGATGTGTTATAATATACTCATAAATTAAATAATGGAAACGCTTATGGAAAATATAACATCGCTACCCACTCTTTATAAAAGAGATACAAAAGGTAAAATCAGACAACTAACTATCCAATATGGATGGGACTCTGATGATGTTGCAGCTGTTAGAAGTATTGCAGGGTTACAAGACGGAAAGAAAGTCACATCAGGCTGGAACGAAAGTAAAGCAAAAAATGTTGGACGTTCTAATGCAACTACTGCACAAACACAAGCAATATCTGAAGCAATGAGTCTCTTTGATCGTAGAATCGAAAAAGAATATTTTAAAGATATCAAAGACATTGATTCTTATACTGCATTTAAACCAATGTTAGCTGGTGGTTATAAGCAAGACGATGATATGTTTCCAGTAATTGCTCAACCAAAGCTTGATGGTATTCGTTGTATTGCGAACAAAAGCGGACTTTGGACAAGAGCAAATAAGCCAATCACGAGTTGCCCTCATATATGGGAAGAGATTAAACCACTCTTTGATAAGAATCCAGAGTACATATTTGATGGTGAGCTATACAACCATGCTCTTAAAGATGATTTCAATAAAATTACATCTCTTGTTCGTAAACAAAAAACTACAGAGGCTGATACTTTAGAGGCTGCAAAATTAGTAGAGTACCATGTTTATGATATGTACGACTCTTCTAATGGAGATTTAATATTCTCAGAAAGATTCTTTAAGCTATGCGGAAAACTTTCTAAAATGACAACAATCAAAACAGTCGATACAGTGTTAACACATACACAAGATTCTCTTGATGAACTATATTCAAAATGGACTGAAGACGGCTACGAAGGCCAAATGGTACGACATGATAAATCATACGAAAACAAAAGAAGTAAATATCTTTTAAAGCGTAAGGAATTTCTTACCGATGAATTTGATGTCGTGTCAATGTTAGAAGGTAAAGGTAATTGGTCGGGACACGTAAAACATTTTGTATTACGTAAACCTGATGGAACAAACTTTGGAGCAGGAGTAAGAGGTAAACAAGAAGTACTAAGTAAATTATGGGCTGATGGCAATATGCCAAATTGGGCTACACTCAGATACTTTAATGAGACACCTGATGGAATACCAAGATTCCCAGTTGTTATTGATTATGGATTTGGCAAGAGAGAAGACTAATGAATTGGAAATGTAAACAAATTAAGCAATTAGATGCTGGAGAAAAACTATGATGGAAATATTAGAAAACTTAGTTGGAATCATTTTTGTATCTGTATTTTTTATATTCAGTTATATAGGAATACATATGTCGTTTGAGAAAGATGCAAAGAAAAGTATTCCTTTAATTTGGGAGAAAGGTGGAATCCTCCACAAGTTTCTAAAACCCGAAGAATACAAAGTCTTTGATAAGTCTAAGATGAAATACAAAGACGGAGATAATACTTGAAGAAATTCACCAACGTATTATTTCTTACACTTCTTACTTCTGATGTCAATGCAAGTGCAATTGATTGGGACGTAGTTGGTAAAGGCGATCAGTGGTTAATTGATGAAAATACTTATTGCATGGCACTCAATATTTACCACGAAAGTAGATCTGAAAATCTTGCTGGTAAGTTTGCAGTCGCTGATGTTGTTATGAATCGTGTATATGATCGTCGTTACCCAGAATCAATCTGCGGTGTAATCTACCAAGCAGAAATGAAGCCGTCGTGGAAAGATCCTTTAAATATGATACCCGTAAGGAATCGTTGTCAGTTCAGTTGGTTCTGTGATGGAAAGTCAGATGAACCCAATGAAGAAGATGCATGGAACGAATCGCTTTTAGTTGCACATCAATCTATTAACGAAGGCCGTATGGCTGGTATTACAGAAGGTGCAACTCATTACCATACAACTTGGGTTGAGCCATACTGGGCAAGTTCACTTAATCAAATAGGAACAATAGGATCTCACATATTTTATCGTGCTGATTGATATAAATACCTCTTTTATGAGAGGTTATTATGAAATATGCAGGTGTTGACTACAGTTTAAGTAGTCCAGCTATATGTGTACATGAAGGTGAAGAATGGAATTATGATAATTGCACCTTTTACTATTACGTTAAACGCGATAAATTGCTACAGGGTGACAAAGGTAGATACCGAGCATCGATGTATCCCGACAACTGGACAACAGACCAAGAGAGATATAATCTCATTGGTTCTTGGTCACAAGAGAAATGTTTTGAATGTGACTTTGTTGGTATTGAAGGATATGCTTTTGGTGCAGTCGGTAGAGTATTTCAGATTGCTGAAAACTGTGGTTTGTTTAAACACAAACTATATGAGAAAGAAATTCCATTTGACGTATATCCACCCACTATGATTAAAAAGTTTGGTAGTGGAAAAGGAAACGCAAATAAGTATTTAATGATTGAAGCCTTTGAAGAAGAAACAGGGGTTGACATTCGTGCAGAATGTGGTATAATAAACAATTCAATGAATCCAATAACAGATATTGTAGACGCATATTATATTTGTAAATTGGGATTCTATAAACAAACGGAACAATTAAATGATAGTAATATTTAACGGGCCACCAGCATGTGGTAAAGATGAAGCAGCTTCTTTGTATAAAGAGAAGTTTGGCTTTGGTAATTTATCATTTAAGTACCAGTTATTTAAAGAAACTATTAATCATTTTCAATGTGATGAACGATGGTTTATGGAAGGTTATAATAACAGAGACTTAAAAGAGCGTCAAGAACTTGCGCTAAACTGTATGTCTCGTAGAGAAGCTATGATCCACGTATCAGAAGATATTATGAAACCCAAAGAAGGTTTAGATTACTTCGGTAAAATGGTTGCAGAAGAGATCATCAATGGTCACAACTATGCGATCGCCGATGGCGGGTTTGTAGAAGAACTTGAGCCACTTATTGAAAGAGTCGGTGCAGAAAATATTATCATTGTTCAGTTAACTCGTGAAGGATGTGATTATTCTACAGACTCTAGAAAATATTTCAATGGCAATTTAATTAAAGAAGTTACTATTAATCACCCAACAGCAATTGATACTGCTTATGTCTTAAAAGAAGAAACTAATGTTAAGACATATCGAATACACAATAATGGCTCAGTTAGAAACTTCCATAGTGCACTGACTGATATTTACAATGAATTGAAAGAAGATTATAACATTGAACAAATTACAGCAGATACCAAAGCCTAACGTAATCAATCTAGCTGATTGTCCAGATCGTAAAGCATATACAGAGTCTGAGTTTTCAAAGCTTGGAGTCAACGATGTTAACATGCATGTCTACCAGCGATACAATAAAGATTCTATAGAATTTGTTGGAGACCCAGATCTATTAAAACAAATGACGCCAGGCGTTACCTCATCTCACCTACTTACCATTAAATGGTGGTACGAAAACACTGATGAAGAATATGGATTATTCTTTGAAGACGATGTAGATTTTTCTGCTGTAGAGCATTGGAACTTTACTCTAACTGAGTTTATTGATAGTGTTAAAGATGACTGGGGTGCATTACATCTTTGTAACGTTTTTGAATATCCATACGAATACGGTATTGAATATCCACCAATGGTTATTCGTCGTCGTAAGCTATGGGACCATGGATTACAAGCTTATGCTCTTACAAGAGAATATGCTTTAAAGATTATTGAATACTATTTTGATGGTGCAAAGGAAGGTGCTATTCATTATAAGATGCCATTAGGTGCACCACCTTCATTTGAAAATAATGTACTTCATGGTTTCGGCAAAGTTTATACCTTCCCGTTATTTAATCAGAACGTTACAGACTTTCGTTCAAAGAATATATATTATTATAACCAACAAGCACAATCTGCAATTTACTCATACGAGTTTTTAAAGGATTGGTGGGACAAAAAGGGCGCAAACAAAACGCTCGAAATGATTTTAGGAGAAGCAAATTATGAATGAGGAATTAAAATGAGTGTAGTATATAAAGGTGAGATCGTAGAATCAGAACTGTCCGCCAATTCAAAAGGTGGAACTGAAATGATGAGACAGCGTCTTGTTGATTCAGTTGACAAAGAGCTTTTAGAAAAAGCAGCTGTACATCTATCTCGACCAAGAGAATTGTATGAAGATGTACCAAACATCTTATGGTGCCACGATTTGGCAGAAGATCCAGAGAATAAGATTCTTAGAGATGGTGGTTGGAGTTTGTTTGATTGGTTTGTATTTGTATCTGCATGGCAAAGAGATCAGTATATTGTAAGATATGGCATTCCATACTCAAGATGTAGTGTGATTCATAACGCAGTAGAAACAGAATATAAGCCGAAAGAAAAAGATATGGAAACAGTACGTTTCATTTATCATACTACTCCCCACCGTGGATTAGAACTTTTAGTACCAATCTTTGATGCTCTAGCAAAACAATTTGATAATATTCATTTAGATGTCTATTCAAGTTTTGACATTTATGGTTGGCCTCAACGTGACGAAGCTTACTCAGGATTATTTAAGACTATTGAAGCTCATCCGAATATGACCTATCACGGTGCTAAGAGTAACGAAGAAGTTTTAGAAGCTTTAGACAAGTCTCATATATTCCTATATCCAAACATTTGGAAAGAGACATCATGTATTGCTTTGATTGAAGCTATTAAGAGTCAGGTTATTTGTATCCATCCAAACTATGGTGCACTTCCTGAAACCGCACAGAATGCTACGATCATGTATGATTGGACAGAAAATACTCAAGACCATGCCAATTACGCTTTTTCAGTAGCACGTTCATTGTTGCAGCAAATACAACAAAATCCTGCATACTTCAATGGGTTTACTTATAGCGATCGCTTTAACTTAGCAAGAAACAACATACAATCGTTCCAAGTTATGTGGAACACACTTTTAAGGAATATTACTAGTGGACAAAGAGAAACCAAGTAACGTAATTAATTTCCCAAGATTTATTTCAGATGCGCCAAGGACGGCTGAAGAAGTAAAAGAGAATCTTCAAATGTATAAGGAATCTTATGCTAATGACTTAGCTGAGATCATATGGGAAAACGTCCTATCAGAAATGGCTAGAGCAAACTGTGATTTTGACGAAGACATCAATAAGTATTTTCCAAATATGATATTGATCTTTGAAGCGATCAAAGCTTTACACCTACAAACTCTAGGCGCACCTCATCCTTTACAAGAATTTGCACTAAAAAATGTGGCTATACTTGAGACAGATGAAGATGGAACAACGACTGGTGGGCTTAAAAGTACATTATTAGATGAATTAGGGGTTGACAAAGACGAAGATTTGTGATATAATATACTCTACAAATTAAATTAATGGATAAATTATGATATTACTAGACTACAATCAAGTAATGATGGCATCTCTCTTCGCGAGTATTGGCAATCATCACAACGTTGAACCCGACGAAAACCTACTTCGTCATATGTTCTTAAACTCAGTTCGTTTCAATCGTAAAAAGTTTCACAAAGAATACGGCGAGATCGTACTCTGCTGTGATAACCCAAACGTTTGGAGACGAGACTACTTCCCCTACTACAAAGCTAATCGTAAAAAAGGTCGTGATGCTTCTGATATGGATTGGAATAAACTCTTTGAGTGCATTCACCGTATTAGAGCAGAGATCGAAGAATTCTTTCCTTACAAAGTTATTAGTATAGAGCGATGTGAGGCAGACGATATTATCGCTACTCTTGTACATGAACATGGCACTATTATGAACACAGGTGCTGAAAAGATATTAATACTATCTGGTGACAAAGACTTCATTCAATTACAAACTTATGGTAACGTGGACCAATATAATCCCGTTATGAAGAAGTGGGTAAGACATGACAACCCAGATAAATACCTTGAGGAACATGTGTTAAGAGGCGATGTCGGTGACGGTATTCCAAACGTACTTAGTCCTGATAACTGCCTAGCTGTTGGTACAAGACAAAAGCCAATGACTAAGAAAAGAATTACACAGTTTCTTTCTGAGCCCGATACAATGGACGAAGAAACAAAACTTAGATTTAATCGAAATAAACAGATGATTGACTTGAGTCAAATACCATCTGAGTATGGAGATCAAATCTTAGAACAATATAACAATGCAAAAGAAGTTGGTCGACAGCATCTCTTTAACTTCTTTGTAAAGAAAAAGTTGAAAAACTTGATCACTGATATACAGGACTTTTAAAATGATTAGATATTCAATGTCTGAGATTCTCTCAGAACTCCCCTCAATGAAAAAGAAAGCAGATAAAGTAGCGTACCTTCAAAAGAACGATACCATTCCTTTTCG